TTGTCGCGCCATCGTCGGCAGCGTTAGTGCTGCCGGTCGAAAGTGTTTTGTCTGTGGTTTCGCCCTCCTCGACTTCGAGCTGGGCATAAAGCGCTTTGAACCAGTCACGGCCGGCGGCACCTCCCCAAAGGTTGGCTGCCACGTCGGCCGGGGTGTTGGCTTCGGCCTCGAGGAAGCGTTCATTGCGTCCCCACCAGGCGTTGGCTGTGCGGATCTTGTCCTCGGTGGGCGCCTCACCGGCCACCAGGGCCTCGGCGTCTAGGACGGTCTGCTTCTCGAGGCCATCACCGGCCAGGCCTTCGGCATACTGCTCGAGGCCGCGGCGAAGGTTGCTTCTGACGGTCTCGGGGGCGGTCTTGGTCACAGCCCGAGGATGCCAGCAGGCGGCTATAGACATCTGCTCGTCGGTGTGGCGGTTGGCCAGGCCATACTGGATGGCCTCGTCAGCGGTGAACCAGGTCTCGGATTTCATTGCAGCCCGAATCGATTCGATGCTGCGACCTGTTTTCTTGCGGTAGATCCCTGCCAACACCTCGGCGTGTTGATCGAGGGCGTCGGCCATCTTCCTCATGTCCTCCGAGCTGCCGGCCACCATGCCGGAAGGGTCGTGAATCATTATCAGCGCAGCGTCGGCGATCTCTACCGTGTCACCTGCCAGGGCTATAATTGACGCAATCGAGGCAGCGATGCCGACCACCCGGGTTGTCACCGGCGCCTGCCGGCCTCGCAGCATATTGTAGATGGCCAGGCCGTCCCAGACGTTGCCGCCGGGGCTGTTGATCTCGACCACCAGGGGGCCGGGGCCGACCTCTTGCATGGCCTGGCTAAATGCCTTGGCCGATACACCGGAGCCACCGAACCAGTCCTCGCCGATCTGGTCGAAAATCTGGAGCACCGCCGGCTCATGGACTGAGGCTCGGGGGCTGTAGGAAAGCCAGTTGGTAACTTTAGTCATTCGGTTTTCTTGGCTCTGGTTTTCCGCTTCTTGGGCTCGAGCACTGCGACCACCTCTTCGATGGGCTCGGCCGGGATCGGCTCGGGCATTTCTTCGGAAGGAGGCTGCTCAAGAGCGGCCGCGGCCGGCTCTGGGGCTATCGGCTGCTTCTGAGCGGTCGAGATCTGTGAGACGTCCAGGCCGTACTTAACCGCCAGGTCTTGGATGTACCGGGCCTGTTGGGCCTTGGCCTCCAGGGCGGATCGCCAGTCGATGCCTCGGGCGCCGTAGATCTCATCGTAGGTGGTAATGCCGGCACCAAGCTCGTTGAGTTGGGCGGCAGAGTTGCGACCGACGTCGACGTTAGGCGCTCGGGGCGCCTGGATGGCCACCTCGTACCAGTCGTCGGGGCTGTCCCTGAGAGTCGGGTCGGTGCGGATGGCGTACTCCATGACGTATTCCCAGATACGTCGGGCGGCCGAGGCCATCACCTGGTGACGGCTGCGGAACCACACCGAGGACATATCGAGTGAGCCACGGTAGACGGTGCCCTGCATCGATTCTGGAAACACCAGGACGTAAGGAATACCGACGCCGGCGCACACCTTTTCGGTGAGGCTGCGCCAGTACTCGCGCATATTGACGTTGGGGCGGTCAGCGGCGAACTGCTCGAACTCGTCGCCGGTCTTGAGAACCTTGACCGAGGCGCCGAAGATGTTCTCGTAGTAGTTCTGCGCGGTCCCCTGGGAACCAGCAACACCGGATCGGAGGCTGGTGGCCTGCACCTCGCCGGAGCTCGTCTTGATCACCTGGGCCACGCTCGAGGCTAGCTTGCAGGACTCCATCTCGAGCTTCTGGAGATCGTCCAGGTCGTGCAGATCGTTGATCACACAGGCCACAAAAGGCAGGCCGCGGAGCTGGCCGGCACGCTGGGCCTCGTAGATGTGGACAACCGAGTCGGATGAGATCGACCGGATGTCGGTAAGTTGTCCCTGCTGCTGCTCCTGGCCGCAATAGAAGGAGATGGCCCGACCTGTCTTGGGGTCGAACCGGACGCCATCGAACACATCGGGAAGACCCTCCTGGCCATTGGGCGTGGAGACTTGCTGCGGCTCAATGAGCTGCAATCGGGGCCGGCCGGTCTCGCCCTTGGTCAGGAGGATAAAGGATTCCCCATCGTAGAACCAGCCACGGGCTGCCAGCGACATCAGGGTGCCGAAAGACTGCCGGGATCCGATGTCAGGGTAGCGGCTCCAGGTGTCCCACCATTTCTTAGCTCGGAGATTCCAGTCGGGATTCGAGGAAGCCGGCTGCACCGAGAAGTTGCTGCCGACGGTGTAGTTCTCGAACAGGTCGCCCAGGCGATTCATCACCGCGTTGTTCTGCTCAAAAAATCGGCTCTTTCGGACAATCTGCTGCCGGGTCGAGGCAGTCACATCGAACCGCACCGAGGTGTAGCTGGTGTCCAGGAAGGACCGGCGGATCGAGTTGGACGCGCCCTCGTAGCGGTCGACAGGCGCCGACCGGAACTTGCTCAGGATGGTGTCAAGGAATCCCATCAGCTCATGCCTCGATAGCTTGCCTCACGGCGGAAGTTGGAGAAGTCACCGCCGAAACTGGTGGCTGCAACCAGAACCACGGTCACCATCTTGGTGTAGATCTGGGCGTCGGTGGGCGTAAGGTTGCCGTCCTGCTCGAGGTAATAGACGGCCAGGTCGTAGTCATCGACCAGGCTTTCCCACATCTCCACCATCTCGGATGGTGTGGGGGCACCTTTGCCGGGCTCGGCAAACTCGACCGACACATCGGAGGATGATGTCGACCGGACTACCTGGCCGGACTCGATCACTGTGGCCGCGGCGATAGACTTAGCAGCCAGGGCAGCCAGGAGCGTCACACCGCCCAGTGTCGCATAGACACTGCGGAGATAGGCCCTCTTAATTGCTACCGTAAAAGTGAACACCTCGGGCCGGATCTTCACCGATCCCAGGGTGACTTCAATAGGTTAGCTGGCTATTGACTCGCTTGACGTAACCAGATCATTCCAAAGCATCACCATGGCGAGCTGCATGATTTCGCAGTCGTGCAGATGGTCGGGCCACTTTTGGTTCCGTTTAACCCAGACGTGCTTGATGCGGCCGGCTCGGTTGGCTTGGGGTCGTAGGACGTGAGAGTCCAGGTGGCGCCAGTACAGGTCGGGCTCGGCGATGTAGGCACCTTCGGCCTGGACGCTGGGCGGATCCTGGTGCACGCCCCATTCCCGGTCGATGTCGCCCTTCCTTAGCCTGGAGAGCATATCGCGGAGGTGCTCGGTGTCGAACACCAGGAGGGGCTGCACCACGTCGGTCCTCATCGAGGAAGATGTCGACAGGCCGAAAGGGTGCACCGCCCCGGTAGCTGCCGTGAACCGGGCGCCGGTCTCCCGGCCTTTGAGCGGCATCCAGCCAATTACCATGGGCTTGCGGAGGCCGCCTTCCGGTGGGTAGCGGAGGCCACATGGGAAGTTGATCGGGTTGGAGGTCACCGAGGAATAGGAGGCACAGGCGTCGTAAACGGTCTGGGTATTGAAGCCCGAGTCGATGCCGACATCCATGTCATGGACCTCGAGGGCCACCTGCACCCGGCGGAGGGCTGCGAAGTCATCGGCATGGCCGGCAGCAATCAGGGTCGAGTTGCCGTCCTTCCATTCCCTGCACACCCACCAGAGGAATGGCGCCACGGCCTGGACGTCGGCGGTCAGATAGCGCCGGCCGCCATCGACGGTCACGGTGGCCGCCGTCTCGGTGCGCTCCTGCTGCACGTCCTGTTGCTCCCATGGCTCGGCAAGGTTGCCGTTGATGAAGCCTTGGAGGCCGGCCATCGATGCCTTGGCCTCGAGGAATGAGACCGCCAGATAGCCCCAGGTACATTTGCGGTCGGGGCTGTAAAGGCTGCTGAGGTGGTAGGAACGTACACCAGGCATGGCGTTGGGATTCTCTGGGCGCCATTGGCCATGTCGAAGGGCTGCCACCTTGTGAGAGTCGGTGATTTTGCCCTGGCAGAGCTGGCAGACGTAATGGGCCGAGGCTCGAATCTTGCCTAGGTCGTGCTTGCCGTCCTCGGCCTTGGCGTCGTCCCAGGTCACCTGGCGCCATTCGAGTTTGATGTATTCCCGGCAGTGTGGGCACGGCAGGTAGTAGCGGCGCTGGTCACCGCGGAGGAAGCGCTGCCAGATCCGGCCTTCGACCACCGTCGGTGTGCTGGTCATAAAGGCCTTGGAGCTACTGAAGCTCTTGAGGCGCTGCTCGGCCAGGTCGAGGGCGTCGGCCTCCCGGGCTGTGGCTTCGGCAAACTTGTCGACCTCGTCGGCTATCAGCACCCGAACCGGGCGGCTGGCTAGGTTGGCCGGGCTGTTGGATCCTACGAAAGTCAGGGTCGACCTGGTGAAGTTCTGCTCGAGGTTGGTGATCTTGTCGGCCTCGGCCGGGTAGCATTCGAGCATGGCCGGGCTGTCCTCGAGCATTGGCAGCCAGCGGCTCTTTGAGAATGACCTGGCGAGGCTCTCGGTGGGCATCAGCCACAAGGCCGGGCTCGGCTCGTTGGCGATTAGCCAGGCCAGGCCGGCCATCAGGGTGGTGGTCTTCGAGGTTTGCGATCCCCAGCACAGGGTCACCTCGTAGACCGTCGGGTCTTTCCAACATTCCATGGGCTCCCTGGTGTAGGGCCGCACCGAGGTCGAGAAGGGCCCGGGGTGCTCGGTCTGCCGTTGGGTCAGCCGGAGCGATGCCTCGGCCCAGTCGACTACGGTCTGCATCGGTGTCGGCCGGTAGAGATTGCGTCGGTAGTCCAGGAGGGACCGCTGGAGGTCGGTCAGGTTTTCCATGGGTCGGTGTTGTGCAATGTTTTGAGCGCTACCTCCTGGACCCACCGGGTCAGCTCGCGCTCGGCGTGCTCGGGGTCATGCGGTGCAATACGGCCGGAGAGTTGTTTCGGCATGGCCTTGATCAGCGAGGCCACGGCGCCGTCGTGCTCCTGCATCACCCGGCGGACCCAGTCGCCGGAGACCAGGCGGCGCTCCTTTTCGGCCTGGGTAATCACCTCGTCACGGGCGCTGGTTAAGTTCTTTGCCGCGGCTGCATGGATGGCCACCAGCCGGCCGGCGTCGGCTCGACCACCGCGGAGGGCATCGACCGCCAGGTCATAGGCCGCACGCTCGATTTGCCGCTGCCTTTCGTAAGCGCCTTCTGGCGAGTCGGTGGCGGCTGTTGCGGTGTTGAGAGGGGTCTCGGCTTCAATAGGCCTGTAGGGGCCTTCCTGTTCGATTGCGGTGGGGTCCGGTACGTTCTTCTGTTTAGGAATAGACTTAGCGCGTGACCTAACGTGTTGAGATCGCCAGAGGTCGGCCGACTCGGGCGAGTCCATGGGCATTCCCTGAGATATAAGCTGTGCGACCCGCGGCTGGCTTATACCGATGCGGTCGCCGTATTCCTTTTGTGTCATGGCTGCAAGGCGTCCTTGATCTCCTGGGGCATCATTGAGTCGGGCAGGTTGCCTGCAAATTGGAGGGCTCGGAACACGCCGTCCCTTCGGCTGTCGTAGTTGCTTGGCACCAGGGAACCGACGATCTGCTCTGGAGTGGTGCCGCTTTTCATCAGCCGGATAAACCAGGCGGTATTGGCCAGGCCGAACTGGTCGACGAGGAATTGTATTTGGTTAGGCATAAATTATTTGATGAAAGCATTACTCGCAGAAATTGATAGGGGTCTCGCGTTCACCTGTTATTGGAGATATGGCAAAAGATTCCTTACATATTTGCAGGTTTAACAGATGTATCTATTGTACTATGCTCTATCCTTTGCTGCCTTAAATACATCTCATGCCCTTTCGCTATGATGTAAGCGACCGAACCACGGGCAACACCGCACGCCTTGGCCACATCGTCGAGGCTAAGGTTACGCTCGCGCAAGTCGTAGGCCTTGCGACACACGTCGGCATCCTGGGCGGTTGCAGTGATCTCGTAGTCCTCCTCCTCCTCGAGCACCAAGATGGGCGTGCCTATGGCACTGAGCTTGACGCTGCGAGGGTAGGACATCCATCCACGCTTGATCGCCAGGGCAACCAGGTTGGGGGCTTCGTGTAGGAGTTTAACTCGGTCGAGGTCGTAGGGTATTTTCATTGTTAGAAGCTGGGCGATGGGTCGGTGAACCGGCAGAACTGGCCTTCATACCAAAGGGGAACGAGGCCGCACTCGCCGTCGCGTTGTTTGGCGACAGCGATGATGGCCTCGCCGTTGGCTTGATTGCGCTCCCGGTTGAGCAGCAGCACCAGGTCGGCGTCACGTTCTATCTGACCAGAGTCGGCCAAGTCGGTGAGGCGAGGCACCCGGCCCTTGTCCTTCTCGTTCTCTCGGTTGAGCTGGGCTAAGGCGACCACCGCGGTCTTGGTGTCGGAAGCAATGGCCTTGAGTCGACCGGAGACCTCGGCGATCTCATAGGTCTTCTTTTCGGCCGCCTTGCTCCCGTGGATCTTCTGGAGGTAGTCGATTAGGACGAGTTTGACGCCCCATTTACGGACAGCCCGGCGGATCACCGCGGTGATGGTGGCGATGCCGGACACACCGGAACCGGACACGAAGTAGATCGGGCTTCCGGCCACCTTAGCGGAGGCACTGGCCATTGCCTTCATTCCGCCTTCATCGAGGTCGCCGGTCTTGATGTCCTGCATCGGAATAGATCCTACGGTAGAGACCATACGTCGCACGATAGACTCGTCGGACATTTCCAACGAGATAAACAGGGTCGGCACCCGGTGCTCGATGGCTGCTGCCCGGGCTATTGCAATGGCGATGGCGGTCTTTCCGATGCTTGGCCTGGCCGCAATGATGGCCAGCTCGCCGAACTGGAAGCCGTCGGTCATTGCGTCGAGGCGCCGGAAGCCGGAGGTAATGCCGGACAGGTGTCCCTTCCTGGCGAATCGCTCCTGGGTAGAGTCGATAAACCGACTCACTACCGACTTGCAGGGTTGCACCTCTTCCTTGGATGCCTCGACGGTGAGCCCTGCTTCGGCATTAGCGACGATTTGATCCACAGACAGGGTGGAGACAGCCGAATCGCGAATAAGACGGTCACCGGCGAATCTTAACTGCCGGCGGTGATGGGCCTCGAGGACAGCCTTGGAGAACTCGGGATGGTTGGACGGGCTGGCGCAGATCTCGTCGCAGCGGTTCAGCACATCGAAAGGCACCGGAGTCCCAGGCATCGAGCGTTTCCATTCCTTGACCAGGCTCTGGAGGTTGACCGGCTCGGTCTTGGCGACCAGGCCTTTGGTCACCTCGTAGATCTGGCGCAGGCTGTCGTTCTGGATAGCCTCGGTGGTGATCCTGGAGAACACCTCGTAGCAGACATCCGAGCCACCGGATAGACAGGCGCCCAGGAGGCCGAACTCGTCGTCCTCGGCAAAGTAGGGGTCGCTCATAGGTAGTTGCGAAAATCGTTGGCGTCTGTGGGGTCGATCTCCGGCTTTCCTGCCTGGGCACCAAACAAACCAGCTTCGCCTTTAGCACGGTCGATCTCTGTGTTCCAGTTGTTCAGCAATGTGATAATGTCTCGGCGCTTGTACTTGCTGTTGCCGAGGTAGAATTGCTCCAAGATATCGAGTTCTTCCGCGGTGAAACCGGAGTCAAAGGCTTCCTTGAGCAGTTTGATCTCTTTGTCCTTCCACCGCGTCTCAGGCCTACGCTTGAACCAAAAGCAGATACGGATACGAAAGGCATCCAGTTCAACGGAAAGCTCTGACGCGTGTTTCTGCGGAACTCCTTCCTTTCCTTGTTCCCTTCCCTTCCCTTCCTTATAGCACGCGTCGTCATCGCGTGGCTCACGCGTGACTGACGCGTCGATTTCCTCGTAAATAGCCTCATTTTCGAGGTGATCCGGCAGAATTGAGGCTCGCTCCTTGTTGTTGATCACTTGGTGTTTTAGGAAGCTCGGAATGCATCCAAACCACTCGTCACCAACGCGATACTTGAGAACGAAACCACGCGTGGTTAACGCGTCGAGCACGCGTGAAAAGTCGACCCCATCGTATGGTAGAACCTGCACACCGATGCGCCTAGGTTCCCACTTGAAACGGCCTTCCCGGTCAGCAATGCACCACAGGCCAGCAAAGGCCACACGGAGCGGCAGCTTGGTTTCCAACTCTGCCTCAAACAGTCCTTCATGGTGGAAGAACTCCGGTTTTATTGAGCGGATTCTCATTGGTCGGAAGTTCTTTGTTGCGCAATTTTGGCGACCTGTTTTGAAAGATCAGACAGCCATTTCTCAGTCATTATCCCGAGCTCGGCCGCATCTTTCAAAATATGCAATGCCTCAAATGGAGGGAAACCAGCATCCGAAGCAGCCTTTTCGACCTCGAACAAAACACCTCTGTCGTGATCTATTTCATGCTGATTCATTTGAATCTGTCGTTTGATCTCGTAACAAGCTGACAGCTCCCAAGAGGTGGAGAAACTCGGGAACGATTGCGTGTCCTCGTGACACTCAAAGTGGCATTTTCGGCACATCGTTGCCATTGATCCCCCTGGGTATTCCCAAGGCATTCTTCCCGAAACGTAGTAAAAGTGGTGAACCGTTAGTGTGTTGGTTTCGGACGAGCACTTTACGCACTGAAAGCCGTCTCTGGACATGATTTCCAGGCGCTTCTTCTGCCACTGCGGATGTTGGAGTTTTTCGGAGTAGGTCATAATTCAAACAGAAAACCCCGTCACGCACCGTGGTAGGAACTCGCGGAGAAACGGCGCGACGTTGCACGGTACGGACGGGGAAAATTTGGTTGAACATGGTTTCTCTTGTGGTGCCTGCGCTCGCTTCCTACGGCTCACGCTGACGGGCTCTCTGTATCTACTCTCCTGGTCGATGTCCAGCCGTTAGTATGCCGGCATCAGCACATCAGCCACCGCCTGGGTTAGCTTCACATCCTGGATGCAGTAGCTGATGGCCGCCTGCCGGTCGGTGTTCCACAGCAGGCTAAAGTCGGCGCCGCTGCCTGACTTCTCACCGAGTCCCAGGTGGCGACTGATGGAGGCGAGGCTTCCATGGGCCCGGTTGTCACCGAGCTGCCACACCTCCCGGAGGTCGACCACCAGCTCCGACCAGTAGCGGCCGTTCCTTAGCCAGTAGGGCGGCATGATTTTGTGGCGCCAGGACCGCTTGATCAGAAAAGGCAGGTCGAAGGCCTTGATGTTGAAGCCGATAAGCTGTGGCTGGCGCTCGTAGTAATTGAGCAGCGCCCACCATTGTCGCAGCAGGTGGGCCTCGCCGTCGGCATCGGCGCACAGGATGTTTTGCTCCTGATGATCGACCCGATAGCCGATGCACAGCACCTGGCCCGACAAGGCATCCAGAGCGGCGTTGCGGATGTAGTCGTTTGTGTGGTTGGCCTCAGCGGCCTGGAGCTTGTCCGCGATCTTGTCGGGATCCTTAAGGTTACCCATCTTCACGTCGGCCGGGTTGAAGGGCGGGATGTTGAGCTGCTCGAGCGGTAGAGGCCCGGTCTCAATGTCAAAGTAGATGTTAGGGTTGGCTGGCATTTGTCAGAGTTGTTGAGAGTTGTTGCGCGTTTGTCAACCGATGCGCGCCCCCGGCACTACGAGTCCCCGACAGCAACAGGCTGCCGGAAGGTGGTCAGATCTTTTTGCCGCAATGTGGGCAAACGAGGAAGTTAATGGGCTCCCGGGTTGTCGGTACTTCGAGCCATTCACAGATCTCGAAGTAGCTTACCCAACCGAATCCGCGAACAGCTCCTGGTCGAAGGTGGCCGGTGTTGTAGAGCTGCAAGGCTTCCTCGCGGCTCTTGACGCACAGCCTTTCGAGGGTGTTGAACGTCCTGACCGTAAACGGGAATCCCCATTGGCGCAGGATCTCCTCATGCATCTCGGCCGACTGCTCGATCTGTTTAATGCGCTGGCGAGACAGGCTAAAATGTTTTCCGATCTCCTCGAGGGTCTTGCCTTCGGAGCGCATTCGAACCACCTCGGGCACTTTGTCGACCAGTTTGACGTAGGGCTTCCTGGGTTTCATCTTAGAATGGAATGTCTGAATCGGCGGGATCTTCCTGGGCGTTGATCTCATCGATGCGCTTGGTCACCGCGGCGATGAGCTGGATGTCCTCCTGGGTCTTGCCCGGGCTAATCTTGGCCTTGGGCAGCCAGTGATCCGCCAGGCCTCGCACAGCGTCGTCGGTCAGCTCGGAGATCGGCACGCCCTTGAACTTGCCGACGTGCACTTTCACATCCGAGATCTTGACCGGCGCCGCGGTAGCCGGCACCACCGTCTTCACCTGGTCGTCATCCTTGGGCGGCCTGTCTTCCATGCGGATCCACAGGCCCGAGGGCTTGAGCGGCTCGCCGTTCTTGTGAGCCATGATCAATTTGATGTTCGAGAACGTCTTGGTGCCGTCTTGGCTCTGCTCATGGACGATCACCACGGTGGCTGGTCGGCCGATGAGGCTGTCCAGGTCGAGGCTGGTGGTCTCCTCGGCGGTAAGGGCCCGACCGTGCCAATCTCGGAGGAACTTGGTCAGGCCGGCCTTCTCATGCAGGCTGGCAGTCATCGGCGCCGTCATCACCACCCAGGGCTGCACCGGGGTTCGAGACTTGTCCAGGAGATCGATCTCGAACGCGATCTTGAACTTCTGCTTGGTGCCGTACTCGGTCTCGTAGGCCTTGAGCGGTGTGATGTCGACGCACACCGCGCGGCCGGTGTACTCGGGGCACGGCGTGAAGGTGCCGCCTGTTTGTTTCGTTGATACTGTGATACCCATGTTGTTGCTGTGTTGTGTTGTTGTTCTTGTTTACTTGGAGGATTGCTTTTCAACCTCCGAAAGCTGTTTTGCCATGCGGTCATACTGCGACCAGTACTCAGGCCAGGCCGCCTTGATCTTCGCCAGATTCTCTGGGTCTGCCACGAGCGCCGCGGCGCCCAATTTGCGCACGAATGATCCGCCATATTCGATCATCGTGAAGGCTACGTCGAAGTCTCTCATTGCAGGATGAAGTCAAAGTTGGTTTTCCAAGATTCGCCGAGGCGGTTGTAGGTGTCGTGCTTGATCTTCCAGAGTTTAGGATTGCGAGTCGTACCGGTGTGCCGGCACCGGATTCTGACATCGATGTCCTGGATGGCGACGTTCCGCAGCCGGTGGTCGGCAGGCAGGTCGTGAAGGTATTGTGCGCTCATTTCAACAAGTCCTTAATGTATTGCGTTCGTTGCCGGGTCGATGCTGTGAGGATGTTCTCAAGGCAGACGTGAGGGTTTACCGTCGAGACGTGCTTCCACTCTGGTCTGTTATCGACCCGTCGCGCTGTGTCTAGACTTTCCACTCGGATGGCTCCGTTGGTTTTGTGGACGTAGATGAAGGCGAAGCTGTCTTTCATTTGGCCTCCGTATTACGCCACAACAGCAGATCCGCTCGCATGGCGTCGTTCTCCTGCTCCAGTTGTTTCACCCGATCCTCCAGCTTGCGGACATCGAGAGCGATTGCGCGGAGTTGGCGGCGGTCGTTGTAATCGGCAAAAGCCGGCAGGTCCAAGATTCGTTGTTCTACGCTCACAGCTTGGCCTCCTTGGTTTTAATCCAGTTTGATTGCTCCGTAAGTTTTCGAGCAGCGGCTGTTGGTGAATCCCAGCGTGATGGATTGGAGTTTTCGCATAGCGCATCGCCCGCCTCTTCCAGCCGCTTGATGCGGTCTTTTAAGTCAATGATTTCTTGGCTTTGGACAGCGTTCAAGACGTTGCATTTTACAATATGAATGTCGGTGTCGCTCATTTGACGCCCTCCGCAATAAGAGCGTGCTCCAACAGAAGCACCGCATCTGCCGTCTTTAGAGTGATGTGGAGTGAAGGCTGCCGTTGCTGCGCCAAGCCCTTTAGATGGCCCTTCCAGCGCGTTCCATGGGTCTTGCTGGTGCCTGCACCCAAAGTCTTCTGCCAGCGCTGTGGTGTCACCTCGATGCACCTGGTGTTCATGGAAGCAATGAGGCCATGCAGGAAGCCGACATTGCGACCGAATTGGAACATGGCGCTGCCGGGCGCTCCCTTGCCTCCGATGTAGCCGCCGACCTTCTCGATGTAGCAGACATCCGACTGGGACAGGAAGTTGACCAGGACATCTCGGATGTCCCTGTCGGTCGTCGGCATGGGCTCCAGGGTGACCCGGTTGCCGGCGTAGTGCGCCAGGCCGCCGGACATCCCTGGGTCTATTGCCAAGATCCGTTTCACTTGGCGGCCTTCTTTAGCCAGGCCTGAATGGCATGGTCGGCCACCGCCTGGATCTTGAGGCCGTTGGCGAGGCAGTAGGCTCGCAGTTTTTGGTGGGTGGTTGGTGTCACGTTGATGGTTTTGGGCTTGGTCATTTCAGATTGCGTTGAACTTT